TCCGATATTAGGAGTAGTCAGAGACGGGCTTGTCGCAAATACCAAAGATCCAGAACCTGTCTCGTCTGTTACTGCCGCAGCTAGATTTGCAGATGACGGGGTTCCAAGCCAAGTTGCTACACCAGTTCCAAGAGATGTCAGTCCAGTTCCACCGTAAGCCGTTCCAAGCGCATTGGTCGGGGTCAGGCTTGTAGCAGTTAGCGCACCTGTGCTTGGGTTAAATTGGAGCTTGGTTGACGATACGTCTAAAGTGGTTTCGTTGCCGGTCGTGACGTTTGAGAACGTGATGTACCGCGTGGCGTTGGTGGTCGTATCGTCTGTAATCGTGACCCCAGAGACATCACTTGACCAAGTAGGAACCCCAGAGGCCAGCTTTAGAACCTGACCGTCTGTGCCAGCCGCAAGGAACGTGGTCGTGTTTGTTGCTGACTGATAGGGTAGAGAACCGGTCGCACCACCAGCTAGACTAGTAGCCAAACCAGCCGTGACTGATGACGGAGCCCTGCTCTCCCAGCGTGCGTCCGTGTTATCCCAAACGATCAAATCATTGTCTGATGGACTTGGTGCGTATACGTTTGACAGGTCGTTTAGTCGGGGTTCAAACGTAGGTCTTACAAATAAGATGCCGTTGGTATTGTCAGCGTGAACGACCGCAGCTACCTGAACCTTGGCGTTTGGTGCATTTGGTACGTTTTTGGTCAGTCCACCCGTAACCGCAGGGTTGTAATACAAAACGTCCCCGTCAACCCAAGTTTCACTTACAGGGGTTCCAGAGGTGTCGATTCCTTTAACCTCTCCAAATGACTGAACGTAAATCCAGCCGTTGAGCGCCGCTGACTCCTTGGCTATGCCTAAAACGTAGTAGCCGGTAGCCGCAGTTAGACCCGTAGCTGGAGCGCCTAATAAGCCCCCGGACGATCCTAACGTGCCGGTCAGCATTACGACATTGCCTTTAGTAATTGCGGACGATGCCTTGACGCGGTAGTAGCTTTCTTGCGTAAGTTTTAGTTCTACGTTGTTGTTACCAATTAACTGCAAGGTCTGGGTGTTGTCGTTGTTATTCCAAGACAGAGAGCCCGCACCGCCTACAACTGACGCGGGAGTGATGTCAAAGTTGATCTCGTTGACGTTTTGCAACGCACCAGCGTCAGACAGGGTAATCGTAGAGTTCTGGATGACCTTGCCGGTTGTTCCATCGAACCGCGTAATTGCGTTGTCTGTGGACGATGCTGGGCCGGTTACGTCACCAGCCCCTGAAGCAGAAGTCCATGTTGGAACCCCGCTTGCCAAAACCAAATACTGCCCATCTGTACCCGTAGAAACGTAAGAAGTAGTTCCAGAACCGGTTTGATAGGGTATGTTTCCTGACGCACCACCGGCTAAATTAGTAGCCGTAGTCGCAGTTGTAGCTGTTGTTGCAGTTGCAGCATTGCCAGAAATCGACCCAACAATTGTGCTACTGACCGTCAGACCAGACAGGGTTCCGACCGCCGTAATGCCCGTGTAAGAGCCTGAGATCCTTGCAGAATCAATGGTTCCAGAGGTTATCGCAGAAGCCGCAATTGCTATGCTCGTATTGGTTACGCTTGTCAGTTGGCCTTGGGCGTTGACCGCAAAAACCGGAACGGCAGAGGCAGAACCGTAGGTAGCCGCGCTTACCCCGGTGTTGGTGATGCTAAACGTATTGCCAGCAAGGCTTAGTCCTGTCCCGGCGTAATACACCCCAGAAACCGCTAGATTGCTCCAAGGAACCGCCGTGACCCCAAGAGTGCCTCCGGGCTGGGCGTAGCAGTACCAAGCCGACCCGCCTTGATTTCCTTGCTCTACAAACACAATAGCTGAGACCAACTCATCCCAAGTATTTGCGTCTGCGCTTCGTGACCAAGGGCCGCTGTCGGCAATGTAAATACCGTTATCAGCCGCTGTTGACTGATTCTTGACTAAAACCCTATTGCCCGCAACTACGGAGACCGTGTCGATGGTCTGAGCGCCTGAGAGGGTGATATTTACCGTGGTTGCCGCAACTACTGGCTCTTTCCATTGGATACCGACCGCCAAAGAGTCAACATAGATTTTATTGCACAGGTCATTATTTCCGCTTGGGGCGTTGGTTGCCGTTGCGGTTGTAAACGCTCCCGTGGTCGCTGACGTTGCCCCAATAGTCGTACTATCAATCGTACTATTGGTAATCGTCACCCCGTCTAAAATTGGGCTTACAGGGGCAAAAAAAGGCGTTCCAGCAGGGCCAATTAAGCTGATGCAATCATAGGGTGGCAGGGGCTCAAACGTCCCCTGAACCGGCACTATGTTGGTGGTTATGGTTTTGGCAGTCGAGTTCGACATGGTGAATCCTTATTCGGTAGCCACCAACGTAATGTACAGAGTGTTGGTTCCTGATGAGATAGCCTTGATGTACAGATCCGGGGCTCCGCAATCAACAATCATTGGGTAAATCATGTTTCCGGGTAGAACTAGCGCCCCAGAGCCACCCGTGGCCGCAATCGCGGGAGTGTCCATGTTCGTTGAGCTTGTGCCAAAGGTCACGCCAGCCTTGCCCGTCCCGGTGTTCAAGAGAGCCACGCGGTAGGCGCGGGTTGGGGTGTTGGGAACGATTTGTAGGGCAGACGATGCCGCAGTTGTGAGATCCAACGCAAAGGTTGGGCTAAGAATTTTGATTTGGTTCATGGGTCACCTCAGATGTTGGTTGTGGAATTATCCTACTTTTCAGCCAGTTTCCAATATGTCCTTCAAAAACTTTTAGGCCGGTATGACCCATTCCGATTTCTGGGTCTATCCATACCTTTTCCCCTAGCTCTCGCCACCTCATACAGAACGAATAATCCTCGCCATATCGGTGTTTTTTGCGGACATCTAGGTGGGGCTCAAATAAAGGCCAAAACTCGCCATCAACAGCCTTTTCATGTACCCAAGTGCTTGGGTGGGCTTCAATCATTTTGGCTATGCAATTGCGAGAAATCTTCATAAATCCAGTTGCTACGCACTCTACCTCAAGCAAACCGGTCTCTGGGTCTGCCCAAAGTTCCTTTTTGCTCTGATCCCAACGGACAGTCCAAGACAGGGGGTCAACCCGATACGGATAGACACCAGCCACCAAGTCCACGGGGTGATCAATGATTCTTAGTAAACCACCGCGCTCCCAGCAGACATCGTTATCCACAAAGACCAACATATCGCAGTCGGACTTATAGAAATTGGAAGCAATTACCCCTCGGCAATCAGCAATAGCAGAATTACCGACATCATCAACAATAGTAAACCTATCACCACGGTTAACCAAGGCAATAAGGTCATCAATAAGGCTATGAACGGTTCCAATGTGGACTACTCCTGTGTAAGTCGGCAGGGCAATCATTACGTGCTTCATGGATTCTCCAAAAAAAGAAAAAGCCACCCCTTGTGAGGGTGGCCTTCTCGGTCATACGAACATCTTAGGCGGTTATGCCAATGTTCTTCAACGCGGTAATAACGCTGTTAACCGCAGTTGCGATGGCGGTTCCAGTTGCAGAGTCTGAAATCGTGGTGATTGCAGATGCCTGAACAACTGGGGTCTCGCCGTAGAAACCAACTTTGCCAGTAGCGATGCCCAATAGGACACCGTCAGAGGCGTTACCGTTAAATAGGTAGTTGGTCGTTTGGGTACTTGCTGCGCCGGGATTTGACATGATTTAGGTTCCTTTCCTAATTAAGCCGCAACTCGGCAAGCGAGTTCGGGGTAGAGGGGAGCCCAACCGTACAGAACGTCTAAGCGGGTGGGGATCGAGTCGTTGTTGATCGTGTATTGGCGAACAACGCGGATTGAGAGACCCAACTGCTTGTCGCTTGCACGACCAGCAAAGTGAACACCGTCCGGTAACTCAAGGTCGGCAGTCGCTAACGTGAACGCGTTCTTGTGGAACACCAAGTTCTGCGGGCTGACAACACCGGTCTTGTTGAACGGTGTAACAACTGCGGTCGAAGATGTTGCGAGAACGGATACGTTTTGGAACTGACCAGCCGTGATGATAGCGGGCGATACGGTTACGGAAGCAGAGCCACCGGAAGTAATCGTCACGTCAGCGGTCACGACAAAGTTACGCAGAACATTACCGCCGTATGGCTGACGGTTCTGTGGGTTGACTGCATATACGCCAGCAATCTGGATGGTATCGCCTTGCTTTAAGCCAGCGTTAGCGGTAGCAGCCGCGATTGTGATCGTGGATGTAGAAGCCCAACCAGTTGTCAGCGAGCCGGTAAAGGTCGTTGTGTTGGTTGAAAGAGTTGCGGTCGAATAAGAACCGTATGTGTGCGACACAATGTTCTGATCCATGTACCAGTTCATACCAATGGTGTCTTTGCCCATCATGCCCTTCTCGTACTGACCAGAGATAGTGCCTTGTGGGTTAAAGAGACCTTTGAGCGAGCCAACGATTGACGCACCGGTAAAGGGGTCAACAACGCAAGAACGCTTGCCATCACGGGGTGAGCCTTCACCGTCCAGATAAGCCTGTGCGGTCAAGAACGTAGCGATGTCAGAGGGTACAACTCCAGCCGTTCCCACCGTGTTAGCGGTGTTGTCGGTAGCCATTGTCGTGCCATCAAAGTCCATTTTGTTGGCGATAGCAGCGATTGCGGGCTTCAGAACGCGGTCAGAGAACATATCCAACGACAGAGCCAGATCCTGTGTGGTGAACTGGGTATCAACGTGGAACTGGGTTGAGAGGGTAACGGGGACGGATGTCTCGTTGAAGTCCTCTACGTTAAGCGCAGGGCCAGTAGTACCGATAAAACGACCCGGACGGCGGACGTTTACGGTGTTACCAATCTTAGCGCCAGTAACCGCAAATTGCTCGTCATAAGAACGGTCAACGCGGGCCGTGAACGTAAGTTCGTTTTCCAAGACCATCAACGCCTCGTTGGTGATCATGGAGATGGTTAGCAAATTATTTGCCATTTTTAATTCTCCAAAAAGGTTAAGGTTGCCCTATTACCGAATCTTCCCCGCAAGGCGAGCAGCCTTCCATTGCTGGTAGGTTCCATGAAACGCTCGGTCTGAATCCAAACCGGTGTCCACGGCGCTACTGCTTGCCTTGATAGGCGAAATCGGCGCAGGGGCGTTCGATTTCTTAGCCACAGGTTCCTTTTTGCTAGGAGTCGCGGTTTTCTCAAACTTTGCCTCCAACTTCCCAATCTCACGCAATTGCGCGGTCAATGACTTCTCCGCTAGGGAACGTGCGTAGTCCGGGTTGTCGGCTAGGTAGTAAAGGATTTCAGGCCCAAACTCACTATCAACAATCGATTCCCCAACCGGTGCGCTAACTGGTATATCCCCAGCAGCCGCGATTGTGTCCTCATAGTCCGGCAGATTTGCCTTCGCACTTTCTACGCGCTTTTGGAACTCGACCTGTTTACGGCTCTGTTCTTCTTGCGCCTTGCGAGACATTTCTTGTTCATCGCGCTCCCGCAACCGCTTGTCAGTAGTCCACTCAGCCAGAGCTTCAGCATATTCCAGCGCATCATTAAACTGGCTTGGATCGGGTTTAGGGTCTGGATCTGCCGGTGCTGCTTTCGCAGGGTTAGCCTTAGTCTCCAGTTCCTTAATCCGATTCTCCAGTTCTTGACGGGCTTGGCGCTCACGTTCCGCTTCTTGGCGGGCCGCTTCACGCTGCTTAGTCAGTTCTGAAAACCGCTTCTCAAGTTTTGGGTTTTGCTTCTTTTCACCTGTCGCAGCCTCGGTTTCGCTTGGTTCACTCGCCTCGGTCTCAACCACCGGCTCCGCTGGTGCGGCCTCAATGGGAGTTCCATCTGACGCTAAACCTAATTTTGCTAACGAAAACTCAGCTAAATTCTCACTCGTTACAACTGTTGAAGCCTGTTTCCGGGCCTCTTGTGCTGCTTCAGACATGGATTACTCCAAGAATAAACCCAATGAACCCATTGGTAGGTAATTCGTATTACAAACTGTTTCCCAATAGTTGTCAACTATTTGCTATTTGTTGTTCCTGTTGTAGAAACGGGTTCGATGACTGATTGACTTCAGCTTCCGCAAACGCGGCTACTTGAGCCTGTTCCGCATCCTTCTCGGCTATGACCTGACGTAGCTCGCCAATGTCCATCCGCTTCAAGAGCATCTTGGTTACCGCGTCAAGCTCGGCCTTATTCTGATTGGCCTGAGAGTTCATAATCTGCTGGTTGACCTTGGCCTCGTTGATGGTGTCGGTGTTGTACGCCCGCGAGGTGACATCCATGAGCTTGCGCTTGGTCTCGCCCTCTTGTTTCATCATCTCAACGTCACTTCGGTACTGCTTCTCAAGCTCCATAGCCGCAATCATCTGTTGCATATCGGCAATCTGCTTTTGGGCTTGCATGAGCTGCATTTGGATCTGGGGTGGGATCTCGGACTTCTCGTCAATCTGGGCCAGCGGGTTGTTCGCCGCCAGACGGTCTGCAATGACCTCGGCCCCCGGAAAGTCCATGTTGCGGAACACCAAGTCACCCGCAAGGTTAAAGAGTTCCTGATTAGTAGAGATCATGGGCATCATGGCCTCGACAGCTTCCTGACGCTTGCTCTGGTAGCCGGGGCCGGTGTCCATATAGACATCGTATTCACCCACAGTCACGTCATTAAGAACCTTTTCCACGCCCATCTCGTCTTGAGTCCGTTGGTTCAGGGTAACCATCTCAGGTTGCCCATCGTAGCCAATAATCCGCAGTACACGCTCCCGGTCGTAAATCTTGGGGATCAAGTCTAGGATGATCCGACCCGTGTGCTTCATAGACCGCACAAGGTTGTCGTAGTAGTGGAAATTGGTCATGTCCTGTTGCATCTGCTGACCGCGTAGAGCCTTGCCAGACATATTGCCTTGGGGCAATTGGGACGGATCAAAGATACCGACTACTGACTGTAAGTCCTTATCGATAGACATCGCGGCCGCAATAACCCCAGCGGGCGGCGGCTCTGGCTGGAGACGCTGTGGGGCTGGGGCTTCCTTGCCATTGATGTCAGTTTGCTTGTAGCGCAAGACCGGCATGGACTTGATGTTGGCTTGCGCCCACTCGTTCTCATGGCCTTCGTCCTGACCTTCAGCTAAGAGCCACTTGGCCTTGGGAGCCAGAGCTATGCTCTCGGTCAAGCTGGTCTGCCAATAATTGTACATACGTTGCGCGTCCTTGGCGTTCCGCACTAAGCCGTACTTCTTGCGCTTGTCCTCAACCGTAAGTTGCTGACCGTAGACCGGAACCACGGGAATGTAGCGCCCTGACCAATCGCGCTCCTCAAGGATCTCAAGTCCTGTGAGCTTGCACCACTTGATCTGCTTACGCATGGTCTCGCGCTCGCCCACCACCATAATCCCTGCCGCAGCTAGGATCTCAGGGCTTGGGGCCTCGTCCTTGTAAACCTTTGTCCCGTCAGATAGGAGCAGTAACTTGGTCTTTTTGCGTTCAACGTAAAAATACTCGGCAACCCGGATGTCCTCTTTCTGTACCCAATCGGGGTCAAAGTCACCCGTTCCGCGCTGGTTAAAGTCACCGCCGTCATCGGCTCCGGGGTACTGAATCTTGAAGTCATCCTTAGACATCAAGGTAGTGATCAAGACCTTCTCAGCGTCTGAACCGTCAGGCTGGATGGAATTGGGGTCAAAGTAGACTGAGAAAGGGTTGTCGATAGGACGGATGTAGATTTCCTGATCAAAGGAATCCTCACGGACGTAGTCAGTAATGACCCGCCAGTAGCCCCAGCCAATCCGCACCGCGTACTCACCGGCGGTATCGTAGGCCGTGTCTGCGTCTGAGTTGACTTCTATGTGCTTGAATATCCCGGTGATGACATCCGCAACCTTTGCGTTGGCCTCGGAGTTCATGGAGTGAGCCCGCATCCGGGGGCGGGACTGACGCATCTGGTTGACTATCTGTCTGACGTAAGCGTCTAGCTTATTGATGGTCAGGCACGGTCTGGCTTCAAGGTGTCGGGAGTTTTGAACCTCGATGGGCCATTGGTCACCAGAGGAAAACTTCAGGTCATCGAGACCCTTTTGCCGATTCTCGGTGTCGGCCTCATTAGAAAATTTAAGAAAGTCTATGGCTTCCTGTATGCGGGAATCCGCAGGGATAGCACTCGGAACGTCTACTTTTGCCATGTTTTAGCCCATCCATGAGCCCGGAATTTGGTAGACCGGCTTCTTTGGCCCTGCCTTCCGGGGTTCGTTTACCACCAATCCAATGTACCGAAACGCATCCGCACCATGCGAATAGATGTCATGCAGAGGCGATTTCGAGAACTGTTTCGTATCTGGATCAACATCATACCGATAGTGCCTCAGACATTGTAGCCCCTGATAGCAATTTTCTTTATCAAAGTAACACTTCTGGAAAATCGTGCGGGCCGCGTTAATTGAGTCCGTGACCGGCACTCTCGGTAGGATCTGAACCTTATAGTTTGCTCCCCTGACTATGTCCGCAATCGACCGACCGGCAGCCGCCAAGGTCGTGTTCTCCGCGTCATGGGGTAACCAGATGGTGTCGTAAACGTAGCCCAAAGACTGAAGCTGGGCCAAGTAGTAGCTCATGGTCTTTTGGTTGTCCTCCAAGTATCGGATCAACCGGATCTCAAAGCCTATGAACTGTACAAACCAGATGGCCGTGTTGTCTGCCCAACCCAAGTCAAATACCGCGTGGACGGGCTTGATAGCATCGTAGGGAACTTTGGTGATCCGACCGTCCATTTCTGCCATGTTCATCTCTTGGGCAAAAACAGCGCCGTCTACTGTCCGTCTGCATAAGCCTTCCCAGACGTTTAGGTAGGCGTTGTGGTCGTGGATCTCTAGGTTCTCCTTTTCCTCCCGCAGGGTCTGGGGGAACCACGGGTTATCTCGCCATGTAATCTTCTGGACTATCGCGTTTTCAGGCGGGCTGATCACAAAACGCTGGTAGGTTTCGTCAGTCTCTAGCTCCGGGTTAAAAGTGACCCATATCTCTGAGTTATCCCTACGGATGGTTGGGATCAGGACGTTCCAGCTAGTCTTGGAGATGGTCTGGGCTTCCTCGCACCAGCAGATGTCTACGCCCTCAAAGGACTTGATAGACATGATGTTGTTCTTGAGCCCCGCAAAGAAGAACTCGGTTCCGTTCTTGCCCTTGATCGAGGTGTTCGTGACTTCGTAGAACTCAGCCAGACCTAGAGCTTCAATCTGGTCGGCTAGGAGCTTATGGACTGAGTCCTTAATTGAGACCTGAAACTCACGGGCGCAGAGAATTCTAAGGGGGTCTTTGGCTCCCTTGATCAGTAGGGCTCTGGCTACCCCCCAAGACTTTGCTCCACCTCGGCCTCCGTAGAGAACCTTGTACCGCTTGGCCTCAAATAGGCACGCAAGTTTTACCGGGAACTCTGCCTTGGCTACCGCCTGTTCCAGCAGCTCGCGGTCAGACATCTATGGTTTCTGGCGGTTTAATGAACGTGACCTGAATGGCGTTCAGTATCGGTGAGCCGTCAGCGTTCTCCATCTGGTTAATCTGGATCGCCTTGCCGTCTAAGCGGTCTATGACTTCCTTGACAGCCCAAGCCTCTCCAATCTCAGCCGCAGTCAAGAGCGTTTCTACTATCTTGGGTAGTCTCTGAGGGTTCTGTACCAACGCTTTACGCAAAGCATCATGGAACATCTTCCCCTTTACAGCATTTGTATTACCTATCGGTGCGGCCATATTGATTAACTCAATCTATAAGTTCCTGACACGGAATTGGAAATGTAAACTATTCTCGTTTAGATTGCAACCTATTTCTGTCCTAAGAACTGCATCAGCGGGTCTAGTTCGGGAGAAGCCATCTCTGTGTCTTTGAGATACTTTTGGTGTCCTAATCCTCGTTCCATGTAGAAGCGAGCTATGTCAGCGTCTGAGTATCCATAAGCCTTACCGTACTCCGCAGGGTTCTTAGCTTCAAAGATTGGCCTGACATCTTCCTCGTTCTTGTAGATGTAAGTCATGGTGTCCGGGCCTTGGCGCTTGGTCGTAAGCTGGTAGCCCTGACCCTTTAGCTGGTTTACCAATTCTTTGATCTCTGGTTTCGCAGTAGTCATCAATACTTCGGCAAACTTTGCCTTGCCGGTCAATAGGTCGTTTAGTTCCTGTTCTTTATTCTTTGCCATGCGGATCTGACCGCTTTCAGCCAGCTTCACAAAGTCTTGTTCGGTAAGTTGTGGTTGGTCTACCTTTAGTCTGCCTGACTTGAGCCATGCTTCTAAGGGTTCATCGTTGATCTCTTGGATCTTGAAGTCATCTGGGCTAAAGGGGATAAAGTTTGATGTTCCCTTGCCTTTTCCGCGACTGCCTTGGTCTAAGTATCTAATCCCTTTGATGCCCGCACCCTGCATTTGCAAGGTTCCCTTGACTGTCTTTCCTACCTTACCTAGTAAGTCTCCACCTAGATCCTCTAGATCCATTCCTAGGCTTTTCGCAAGAGCCTGAACTTCTGGGGATTGGTCTTTTAGGGGAGCATCGTAGTCCAAGAACTTGGGGATGATTTCGTCTGGGATGTCCCCTTTATACAAATAACCCGCAGATTTTTTTGTTTGATCTATTTGAGTTTTTAGCTCATTTACTTTTTCAGAAAGAACTTTTACGTCTGGACTATTCGTTTTTTTAGCAACCCGTAAATAAGTTCTAAACTTATCTAATTCTGGTTCTAAAACATTAATTTTTTGGGCAATTTCTTCTGATGTTGCTGGCAAATATGAAGAAGCAACCGGTCTAGCCTCTGCCGTGTACCCAGCGCCGACTCCGTAAGCCTGTGCGCCTTCCCCTGACCCCATCTTTCTTGGGTCAAACCTTGAGAATAGGTATGGTGACGCGTGGTACGCAGTCATCCCTACTGGGTTATATGCGCCCGCAACAATGTCCCGTAACCGCAGCTCGGCGGCCTGTTGCTCTTGAGTGACGGGTAGCCCACGCATCTTATTGATGTCACCCTGCGTGGCTAGGTCTTGTAGGGTGTTGAACTCTCCAGCCTTCTGGTTGCGGTAATTGACCTCGGTCTCTAGAAACGCACCCGGATCAGCCACAAAGTCCTTCATGCGGCGCTTTATGGTGTTGCCAGCACTAAAGATGTCCGCAAGAACTGGCATTACTTCTTACCTTTAGTACCCTTTTTGGCTTCACGCTTGACTGAGTAAGCTATCGCAACCGCCTGTTTGACCGGTTTCCCGGCCTTGACCTCGGTCTTGATGTTCTGCTTGAACGCCTTGTCGGACATGGATTTCTTTAGCATTATTTCTTCGCAGTCTTTGCTGATTCTTTGAACGCCTTTGCCGTGGGAGCGCCCTTGGCTCCGGGGGCTCGCATCTTCTCTGGAGTCTTGCCCGCTGCCTTTTGTGCCTTGATCCTCTCGCGCTTGGCGTGGATGTTCGCGTAAAGTCCGGTAGCCATCAGTCATTCCCCTCGTTTTCGTTAATCTTGACGGTATCTGCCTTGATCTTCGCAAGCCACCAATTGCAGTCTGCAATCGCCCCATCCAGAGCTTGAAGATTAGCCACGGTGATCGAGCGTTGTTGATTAAGTTCCGCAACTCTTGCTTGTATTGATTGCTCATCCATTAACAGTTCCAGTTTTTGAGGCTAGCTGCCTTACGGGTTGGTCGGCCTTTTTCGTCCTTCATTGGCCCCGGCATCCCACTCATCCGCGCACAAAAAGACTTTTTACGGCCTTCGTCAGCTTTTGTTTTAGGGTTTGGAGTTGGAGCTTTAAGGTTTGAATTATTTTTCGCATTGTATGCTGCCCTTCCTTTTGCAGTCATTCCCGCACCCTGCTCGGTGGGCTTGTAGTTCTTGCCCTTGCCGGTCGTAGTTTTCGGGATTGGTTTATTGGTTGTTTTCATTTTCCACCCAGCAGACATCTTTCCAAGACATCATAAGGAACTTCTCGCCTTCGTGGTCTACCTCTTGGAACGTCAGGTACTCGCCTGTCGTTCCGTATCTTATCTTCTGCCCAATTTCGCACGGATTCGGGACTCTACGACCCTTCTTGTCGTACTCCCCCGGCCCGACCGCGACCACTTCACCCATATTAGGGTTTTCCTGCATGATGACCGCAAGAATGTCGCTCTTTGTTCGCTCAATCGGCCTGACTAGAATCCGGTCGCGCAGGGGCTGGATCATTTTTTCTCCGTTTTTTAGGCTCGTCAATGATTGCTTCTTGCTTCTTTTGGAACTCTCCGCACCATTGAGTATCCTGTTTCATAACGTATTCAGGATACCGCTGGCACATTCCAAACTTCTGGTTTGCTAGGAAAAACCTACAAGTCCCGCAGTTCACTTCTGGTAAATCTCGCCAGAGTTGTTCGTGCCCATCTTGGTGTCGCGGCCCTTCATGGTCATCTTTTCGCCCATAGGCTTGTTCTTACCGCCCTGCTGGACTGAATTCTTCTTGGGCTCGGAACGTCCACCCTTGTCGTTGCAATGCTTGGGTACTTCAAAATTGATCTTAGACATGGCTGCTCCTATTTGAGGTTTTCAAGTTTGTAAATGGTGGTGTTGATCAGATCCGTGATCCCGTCTATCAGGTTTTGGATCTCTGAATCCTGTGGTAAGTCCTTGCGGGTGTCATCCACATAGCTCCGCAGGGCCTTCATATACGCAAGGGGGTCTTTATCCATGTAGACCTCTTGCTCCTTGTCCACCTCGCCAAATATCCCGTTGCGCCCCATATAGGTCTCAACCAGACCGTCTACTAGGTCGGGCATAGTCCCGTAGAACTTACCCAATGCCTTATGGGCAGAGTAGCTAGTAGTCTGCCAATGATAGACATGAGCGCAACTTGCGGAGTGCAAGAGGTTTAGCGCGAAAGATTCCATTTCACCCATGACTAGATTCTGCACTTTCCTCAAGGGTTAAGCAATAGACATTTACTAGGCGTGGCCCTGTCTTGGCGTTGGTTTCCTTACCCTTTTCGCACTTGATCTTATTCGTTGCCACCAGCTTAAATAACACCGCCTTGACCGAATGGTTCTTCGCATGGGTCTTAATAGAAATCTCCCGCCTCGTTAAGTTCGGGTGCTTTCTTAAGACTTTCAGGATGTCTCGGCTCAGAAACGGCCTACGGGTGCGCTTTTGGGGTTCCATCACGCTATTATAAACTGTTAATGGGAGGCGTTTGTGTACAACAACCGGATCTCACGTTGCATCCAGCCGTTACGCCTCCCGTTCTAATTATCGTACACCGCAACCACATTTCATCTTTCCACCGTAAGTTTGTACGCAACCATACGGGGCATAAACGGGACAAGCCGCAAAAGCTACGCTGGCGCTCATCAGGATTGCTACTGCTAATACCTTTTTCATGGTTTTTCTCCTAAAAGTTTAACTTTGACCATACCGCTTACTTGATCGCTCACTTTGTATGTGCAATCAATTCTTTTATCGTTGATTTTCCAAGCGTCCGCAAGTCCGTCTTGCCCCGCCTTGAAAGCACCAACCATGTTGTCCTTGTCCCGTGGCCGTCTGTCCGGGGGGTAGAACTCCACCTCCAGATAGATTGGCCCTTCCTCTGGGATCTCCCACCTCTCTTGCAAGGCCAGCATCCTGACCGCAAACCGGTACTTTTTCTTGGCTGATGCCTGTGGAGCCCAATGGCCTGAGTAATTCGGACTCAGCTCCTTGGGGGGCCAAGGCAGGGTAAGCCTAGCGGGTGAGCTTTTCGATTGTGTCATTGAGTACCGTCATTTCAGTCTTTTTGAATACGTTCCAAATAGCCTTGCGACCGTGGATACCGTTGTGGGAACCCTGATGGCAGTCCTTACAAAGGGGTATACAGATGTACTGGAGCCCCTGCTCTATGTGGTGGGCATCAGAGGGTTCTGAGGCTCCGCAGACCCCGCATGGCAAGGATTTGACCGCAGCCAAGTGCCGTCTCTGGGGGGCGGTAAGCTTATTGTTCACGCAACCTAGACTTTCTTAAGCAAGTGGTCTTGCACCCGCAATGGGGTTCCTTCTTGTAGTCCGGTAGGAACCCAAACTTCATGTCTAGGTACTTGGCCTCTATCTCCCGGAGAACCTTGCAGTCTATGCCCATGACCAGCCTATCTCGGCAACCGTGGCATTGCAGATCAAAGATCCGGGAGTCCTTTTCGCACTTTTCACAGGTCACTCAAGACTTCCCATGCTGCCGCAGCCACTCTTGGAACCTGTCCGTTTCCAATGGCCGCAATTCTGTCCACCCCATCGGCCATCCCATCACTTTTTCGCCACATGATGGGTCTGGGATCATTGTTTTGTCCTCCCCCCCCCCAAGTCGGAGGTGTTGTTCCGTCATTTCCCACCATAAAATTGACCCAACTTTCACTCCGCTTTTTCTGCGACCATCGTTTAATAACTTTGCCCTGGCGCTCGACCAATGACTGAAAAGCTCTTTGGTCGGTGTAGGCAACAATCCAGATTCTTTCTCTACGGTGTTGCCCACCGAACTTGTCATGGCCCAACACTCCCCATTCCGCATCAAACCCCATTGAGGCCAAGTCTCCGAGTACGACTCCAAGTCCCCTAGAAGTGAGCATTGGTGAGTTTTCCACAAAGACGAATCTGGGTCGTACTTCGTGAATGATGCGGGCCATTTCTCGCCACATTCCTGACCGTTCTCCGTCAATCCCCGCTCCTTTTCCGGCTGCGCTGATGTCTTGGCAGGGAAAGCCCCCCGATACAACGTCAACAATTCCTCGCCACGGCTTTCCGTCAAAGGTTTGTACGTCATCCCAAATTGGGAAAGACGGGAGAAATCCGTCATTTTGTCGGGCGCACAGTACGCTTGCTGGGTATGGTTCCCATTCGACTGCACAGACTGTTCGCCATCCAAGGAGGTGTCCCCCAAGTATTCCTCCACCAGCACCCGCGAAAAGAGCCAACTCATTCATTGTTCCTTCCTTATACGCAACCAAACCAAGACCTCTGCCCAGCTCAAAGGGGTCTCCCCAAACTCAGGTTCCCGCAATCCAAACAAGGTGTAGTCAATCCTCATGCGACCTTCACCGAACCGCGCATGACCGCGCTCTTAAAGTCTTGCGGGTGGGTGAACTGGCTCTCATCGATGCCAAGCTCTCGGCCTTTAGCCTGAATCCCTGCCCAAGTCTCATGCCACTCCTTGCCCTGAACCACCCCCGGCAGGGTGACCTTTAGCTCGTCAGACCACCTTTCCTGACGTAGCCATGTCGCAGGGTAAGGGATGAACTGACCATCGTTCTTGCGCCATTGATCCGACCGGGATTGGGCTTCTATGGCCTCTAATAACTCTACCAAAGGGGGTCGAATATGCTCAGTTTGCTGGAACGCCTTACGGGCATCCCCTTTTGCGACCCGTTTAGGCCATGCCCTCCAGAAGGTCTCAAAGTCAGTCAAGTGTTCTTCTCCTTCAATTTGGCTTCAATCGCCTGTGCAAATTGCCATTCAGTTGCAGAATATTCATACAATTCCTTTGCATCTTCCTCTGTCAACCCAACCCATTCACGCTCTTCAGGTGTGCAGTAGTTAGGCTTACCACCGCAGTAGGTCTTAACTGGCGGCTTTTCTTGTAGTGCTTGGCGTAATTCGTAAACTGCTGCGGCCTGTTCTTTCGCGCCGCCGTGCATAATCGCTTCTATGGCCTGCTCTGCCGCTTTGCGTAGGTCAGTCATTCTCACGCTCCCGTATGGACTTGGCGGCTTCCTTGCTGACATACCCAGCAAGTTTGGCGCACTCGGCTCTCTCGTACTCGACAGCCTTCTTAATGGCCCGGACAACGTACTCTGAGGCGCTTTGCTTGACCTCGGAGACCACGGTCTCAACCAGCTTACCCAGTTGATCGTCGGAGGCCGTCCACAAGGGTTTAATCAGGTCTCCTTGGGTGCGGATCATTCCTACGCCCAAGGCCAAGTTCTCTATATCTTCGCGGTTCATTTCGACCTCAACTGAGCTGCTAGCTCCAGACCTACCTCGCGGTAGTCCCGGTCGTAGTCCTCGACCTCAACCTCAATCTCACGGGCGCAAGCCTCGCGGGTCGTGGCCTCGACTAGGTTAGCCAGAGCCATCAGGAACTCGTCAGGACTCAAGCCCTGCGGGACTTTAGCGATCAAATTGCCTACATCTTCAGTATTCATAAAATCTCCGTTTTGGGTAGATTATCTGTTTTAGAAACTGTTTGCAATCCCTAAAGGCCCAAAGACCGACCAACTAGCAAAAACAAGTTTTTGCCAGACTTACATGGAGATGTATCCCGTAACAACGGTACTCTAGGTAGCCATGCCCACTACTAGACGGATATAGCGGGTGTCGACCCCGGCTCCGTGGCTACTTATTCCACGGCCTCTATCCCATCCCCGCCTTTTAGACTTAGCTGGCGTTTCGCGCAGTCGGAAATGGAAAAACCCTTTAGTGGAGACTTGGGCTTGACAGGCCAGCATCGGGCAGACAAACGATGGCAACAAGCCCCCACTAAAGGGTTCTGGGTACTATTTTTGTCTGCCAAACACCGGAGCGTCACTTCCGACCACGAAATTGTATACGGTTTCCAATACCGTCCAAGATAGATTAACCCCACAAGTTGTAGGGGAATATCAAATAATTGATAAAAAGATGTAAATACCTCTTGCAAACAGTTTACTAATCGTTCTATGATTCATCTACGGTCACTTGATCGTAACTAACCGGAGAGAATAAATGAACAAAGACGCAAACAACATCAAATTTGACGGCAACGTAGTTCGCTGGATTTCTAGCAACAACATTCCTTTTGCCGATACCTTGGCCGGTCTGTTAGCTGACGGCGTAATTACTCAAACACAAGTGCAAGCATCGGTTAAACAAAGATCCGTAGAAGATGCACTAGCCATTGCACGCTACATTTCCTTCCGTGAGAAAAACGGTTACTCAGAAGAAGAACTTGCAGAAATTAAATCTGAGTTTGGCGATGAAGAAGCTGTTGACGTTTTAACAGGTAAAGCAATAATCTAACAACCGGGGGCTTCGGCCCCCACTATCGGAGAGAATAAATGACAACATCACCCGCTTGGTCAATATATCGAGACGATGCAGTTGACCGCGTCCTCAGAGTAACAACCCCCCAAGGCTATTACCACGAATGCGTTCATTGCAAGGGTCGCATCTTTACGTATGACCATGACTGCCTTGAGCGATTCATCACCGACCACCAAGACTGTGAGGTAACAAAATGACTGACGCAGAACACCACCAGCAAGAACTTGAGCAACAGGAACAAGAGGAAAAGATAACTATCCAGCACCTAGACCTGATTGCTTACAAGTGTCTAGGTGTGGCCCAAGCAGTTCGTGATTTAAGTTTTATGCGTGACCCGGAGTCGTTTGAGAAGTCTAGAGCCCGCTTAATCGAGCTGGCAACTGAGTTTGATAAAACAAGGAGGAAGTACGATGAGCAAAGCACCAAGCACTAAGATTGACAAAGTAGCCCACCACTTAGTTACCAAGAAAAAAATAACAAGCTGGGAGGCGATTCAGTTGTACCGCGCTACACGCCTAGCCGACATTATTTTTAACTTGCGTAATGAGGGGTGGTTGATCAACACGATTATGATTCAGAGAGACAAGACCCGTTACGCAGAATATATTTTGATTAAGGCGAAAACCAAATGACTAAAGACGAATTTGGTGATTTAATAGGTGGCGCACTATTTGCGCTAGTAGCAGTTTTAGCAATGTTTATCTAAGGAGAATAACTTGAATACAGGCATAGTTAATATCAAAGGCAAGGAATACCAAACCGTTGCGTTGCGGGTTCAGAAGTTCCGCGAGGCTCACCCGGATTGGGAACTGTCTACCGAAATAATCAAGGCAGACGATACCGTGGTGATCATGCAAGCCCGGATCTACACAGACCTAGGCAAGTGCATCGCTACGGGTCACGCAGAGGAGTTCAGAGCCTCAAGCCAGATCAACTCAACATCCGCGTTAGAAAACGCAGAGACTAGCGCAATCGGTCGGTGCTTGGCGGCTGCGGGTTGGGGTGGCATGGAGTTCGGTTCCGCGAATGAAGTACAGAACGCTATCCACCAGCAAGCTACGCCTAAAAAACGTGCGACCAAAAGTAAAGAGGAACTGGTCAAGCTGATCAATGAGGCATCGAGCCCTGAGATCCTCTCGGTGTTTTGGAAAGCTCTGAGCCCGGAAGAACGTGAGTTGGTCAGGACTGAGGCCGCGCACAAGGGTCAAGAACTAAAGGGGGCTAAAGATGCGTGAGGCCAATCCATTCCAGCTTGATGGCAACTGGTGGAACGACCGGCTGGGCAAGCTCACCGCCTCGCGTATGGCGGCGGCTATGAACTTTCTAAAGTCTGGTAAGGAATCCACGGAACGCGAGAACTTGCGCTATGAGATTGTCGCGGAACGGATCACCAATACCTTTGCGGATAAGTACACAACCAGCGATATGCAATGGGGGGTGGAGCAAGAGGCTGCGGCCAAGGAAAGGTTTGAGTCTGTCTGTGGCCTGATAGTCACGGACACTCGGTTCATAGACCACCCGCGTATACCCTTTCTGGGCTGTTCCCCTGACGGCTTTGTGTCTGACGGATGCCTAATTGAGATCAAGTGTCCCAAGACCAAGACCCATATGAAATACATCGCCAACCAAGAAGTCCCTGCGGAATACAAACCTCAGATGACTTTACAGGCCGCGGTCACGGGTAAGGCGGTCTGGTTTGTGTCCTACGACCCGCGTATGGGTGAGGGCAAGGACTTGTTCATTAAGAAGTTCAAACCCACCCCGGAGGAGATCAAGGTGGTTGAGGACGCAGCCGAGCAGTTCTTGGCTGAGTGTGATGCCCTGTTTGATTTCTACAACAACAAAGCAGTTTACTTTGATAAGGATTAAAAATGTTACTAATTGGATTAGCTCGTATAGGTAAAGACCCAGCAATTCGTTATACCGGTGATGGAAAACCTGTCATGGATCTATCGCTGGCTATGGATTACGGGAAAAAGGGCGCGGACGGCAAGCGCCCTACGCAATGGATTAGCGCGACCATGTGGGGTGACCGCGTGGAAAAGCTCCAATCTCACCTAATCAAGGGCCAGAGCCTCTTTGTGACCCTGTCTGAGCCCCACCTTGAGGAATACAAGCGCAAGGACGGAACCACGGGTACTTCGCTCAGAGCTCGGTTAAATGAGCTGGAGTTTGCCGGGGCTCCAAAGGACAAGGTACGCGAGGAGCCAAAAGAAAACTTTGACTCCACCGGCCTAATTGATGACATTCCTTTCTAGGGGGACTTATGGAAGATATTTCGTCACTAATTATTAAGCTCGACCTAAACCTGTCGGAGCTAAAGCGCCTGACCAGAACCCCGGCGTTTTCCGATAACGAAAAAATTACGCAGATCATTTTGGATATGCGCTGGCAGTTATCGCAAGCCCTGACCTCAATCGGAAAATCAGATGCCAAACAGGATTAAGTGCTGGGCGCTTAAAGACTCGCGAGGCCGCTACGTTCAGATAGAACATGGTGCGATGCCGCAAGAAGCCTTTAAGAATCTCACATTTAGAACACAGCGGGCGGCTAATGAGTGGTTAACTAGGAACTTGTACTGGTACTACAAGGCCAAACCAGTACAAGTAATAGTCAATATTAAGGAGGTAGGTGAACCATGACTTTTATCTCTCACTTAGTCGCTGCCGACATTTGGTTTTTTGTTCTGTGGATGATTGCGATGATCGCGATGGTCTGTTTTGTTTGTTCACAAAAGGAAAAAAAAGATGAAAAGACTACTGATAGTTCTCGCCCTAACTGGGTGCGCCACAAACCCCGCTGACTACTCTGTACCGCCACCGGCCCAGAAGCTCATCGTGGATAAGGAAGTCCACGCCATGACCCGCTTAGAGACCGCCAACGCGATTCAGGACTGTCAGGCGGCTAGGACTAGGGCTGTGGTGATCTACGGTCGCAGGGCTGTGGGAGGGGTAACTAGGGACGTAGTTATTGATGTAACTTGCGCCCCGCTGTACTAAAAAAGAACCCCCGAAAAGGGGGTCGTAAGGCCCGTAAGGGCAAAGAGAAAGCGTCTTAACTGTAAGTCCTAGTCCCCTGCCGGTCAATGATTAACGCCTGACCGCGTGGGGACGTTTCCGGGGTGTTTGGGACGCTGATATGAGTCCAGCTATCAAACTCTAAGATGATCTGGTCAAATGGCACAGAGGCCGCTATACAGGCCTCTACGACCTCCCGTGGCTTCATGCCGGGAACCCGTAGGTCTGCCGCACAGCCAAGCCGGTGCTGGGAGGTGTCCTTGGAGCCCACGGAGTCATTGACCTGTTTTGACCGGTAGGCAGAATTGATCATTACGGGCTTCCCACCGACCGCAGCCTTAACCTTCTCCAGTAGCTCCGCAAGACGGATCAGGTTCTCTTTTTCCGCATTTGAGGGGATATTGAGCCAGCCGTTGCGCTCGGCGGTCTCAGACCGCACCAGCTCCTCGTAGGAAAAATGCTCACTTAGTTGCATCTTTTGTCCTTTTCATGTCCATGACCTTTTCCAA